AAGGAAATGCTGCTCCGTACTATCTTGCTAAACTTTTTCAAAAGAAGTTACATGGTATTATGAGAAACTATCCTTTCTTTAGATTGATTGGGCGTAAGCTTTGCCCTACTGATTTGTTTGATCTTAAGACAAATTCAGTCCTTGGCGGTGATGGTCCACTTGGTTGGGCATCTATTGATTTCGCAGCCGCGACAGATAACCTGTCTGCTTCGCTGTCTAGTGAAATCATGGATATTCTAACTGAGGAGTTCCCAGAGTGGTGGAAAGACTTACTGATGCAGTGTCTTGCTCCACACTTTTGCGAATATCCGAAAGTGGACGGTGTCGAACTTGATCCGATTCAACAGGCGAATGGCCAGCTTATGGGCTCCATCGTCTCTTTTCTGGTCTTGTGCCTAGCCAATGCGGGAGTGACTCTTGCGGCAACGTCCGAAACGGACCCCAGAGATTGGTATGCTCGTCTCAAAGGAGCGCTGATCAATGGTGATGATAATGGATTTGCATGTAGAAGAAGCGTATATGATACCTTCGCTAAGCATGCAGGGGCATGTGGACTTGAGATGTCCGTCGGAAAGGCCTATTGGCATCCGATCATTTTCAATATAAACTCGACTTGTTTCCATTATAATCTAGTGGATCCGACAGCTACACCCAAGTGTGTGCCGTATCTGAATACTGGCCTCTTTTTTGGAAAAGGGAAAGTACAAGGTAAAACCGATGAAGACTTAAATCCTCGACTCATGACATCCGTCGTGAACGAGGTGGTCAATGGGGCTAAACCAGGCAAGCAATGTGACATACTGAAGCAGTACATATCACTTCATTCAGCCGAAATTGCTGATGAATGCCGTGGAAGAAATCTATTCATTCCTATCGAACTCGGTGGGATGGGTGTCGATTTACCCCTAGGATGGATTAATAATATAACCATCGCCCAGCAGTGCCTAGCTGGGAAGATCATGACAATGGACCCTAATCTGTGGCAGATAGGGTCAGGACCCCTTCCTTCGTACGAAGTAGAAGAAAGACCGCCACCGGAGGAAGCTCCATGGTTGGCCGTTGTCGTCGAGAAGTTACCTTATAAAGGTGTCGGAGCTGGTATCAAACGCTCTACGACTAAAAAGGGTTTCTTCTATTCATCTGGATACCATTTCAGACCACTTGGACGTTCCAAGTGCCTTATCAGGACTGTTC